GTTTAAAGAACGATATAGATTATTTTGGAAATATACAACATCTTCAATTTCACCGAGATTCTGACCACCCGGGAGTGTTGTAATCTCTGTACCTTTACCACCTTCTCGTCGTGGTAACCAGAAATCCTCGAGCATTGTCATAAATTTACGATCGTCTTTAATCTCACCGGTTGATGCATCATACACAACTTTATTTTTGAAGCGAGTCATGAGATCAGACAGATATTGTTCTGCTTTTGCTTTTGGCAATCCACCTACGTCAACATAGAAGATACGACGTTCTGGAGCACGTGATATCCTATAAATGACCAGTGAATCTTCCATTGATCTAAGCTGATTCAATGGTCGAATGGCTTTGTGTAGATATGATAGAATCAGTTTGTTGTCAATATTCTGATAACCGCTAGTACAATATACAATAGAATCCTTTGCGATCTTAATACCTTCAACATTGCCGGCTGAATAGCTATTTGTGGTGCTACCAGTGACAGTGTTATTCTTCTTCATAAAACCGAGTGGACTATAGACATAGTACTCAGCTACAATCTTTTCGAGGACAGCCCCAGTCTTCGAATCTTTTTCCTTTTTGATCTCACGAATCTTTTTGATATTTCGTGGATCTACATATCTTATCTCGAGTACACCTTTCTTTGGACTTTTTTCATCTACAATTGCATGATAGTATAGACGACCGTCTACGTACCATCTCTTAAAAATCTCGTAACTCATTCGATTAAATTCAAGTAAACGTAGTACTTCTTCGAACTCTTCTCGAATCGTTTTCTTAATTGACTCGGGTGTATCTACGTCGTCTAAAACAATTTCTACTGTATTTTCGTCTGAGTCTTCAACGATGGCTTCGTTACATATGTCTTGTACTGCCATGTCGATTGTAGGATCGAGTGCGATTGCTCTATATTTGTTTACGAGTTCAGCTTCGGTACGGACAACACCATCCATATCGACGAAGGAGCCATATATTCCTCCACTCGATACGGTAACTGCACCGTCTTCGTTATTGGCAGGAGCGAATGAAACAATCTTCTCTTGTTGCTTCTCTTCTTTCTTCCTGTTGATTGTGAATCCAAAAAGTTCCATTAAATAAACTCCAGATATAAAAAAGGGACTATAAAAGTATTTATAATCCCTTCAGGTCGAGCTTTAAAAAATCGAGTTTAAGCTTATTCGCCCGGCTCGAAGTAGTCGAATGACCAAGTTACAGTGTACAAACCAATTGTATCGGTAGTGTTCCAATCAAGTTCGATTGTACCGATGTCTGATGGCCAGCATCCTTGTAGCTTATATGTCTGCGCTACATCACCTTGCTTAGTATAAAGCTTGACAGTTGCGTCTTCTTTATAATCTTCTGGGCTAGCGTATGCACGTGTGTTCTCAACAGCTGAGTTGATTTGCTCTGCCCACTGCTCAAGAGCTCGGCGCTGACTGAAGTCTTCTTCAATCATTACTGTTGTTGTCCATTCAGCAAATGTACGATCACCGGCGATCTTTACTTTACGACCAAAGTATGGAACTTCGATAATACCAGTTGTGAATGAAGGAACCTGCGTTGACATACACAAGAAGTTAAACTCTTCACCGAGGGTAGTTACCTGCACGTCGAACAAGGCAGGTCGAAACCCACCTTGACTTAATGCTCCTCTTTTAAAATTGTCGATATTAAATGACATCTAAATTCTCCTGTTTTTTATTTATACACTATTTATTAGATATTACCAATAACTTCGGAGAATTCTACACCTGATCGAACAGCGACAAAGTTCAACTGGATAAAGTTGATTGATCGTGCTGGTTTGATATAGATGTCACCAACAAATTCGTTACGATCAATTACATCACCCGGGTTGTTTGTCTCGTCACATACAACTACGAAGTCAGTTATACCACGTCGTGCCTTCACGTTACGGAGGAACGGAGTGACAAGGTTGACGAATGTAGAGCGAGTAAACTCATCATTAAACTCGAACAGAGCGAATTTCGAAGAGCGAGAGATTGCCTTCTCGAGGACAATAAACAGACGACGTACGTTGATACGATCGAATGCCGATGGTCGTGAGAGAAGAGTCTTATCGCCGAACATTACAATGCCGTCACCCGGGAAGTTTACAACTGGGTTGATTGCATTGCTGTAAAGTACATCTCTTTCACCTTTCTGTGGATTCCATGCTAGCTTGATAGCATTCTTAATCTGACCACGATTCAGACCAGCTGGTGAGTACCAAGGATCGCGAGTGTCATCGGTGCGAGCACAAAGGCCAGCAATGTCACCGTTGAGTGGAACCCAGCGATATACGTCATTGTACTTGTCATACTGGTACTTGTAACCAGAATCAAGAACTGCGTATGATGTTGATCGTAGTGAGTTACGGAAAGCCAATACATCTTCAGTGATATCACCAAAGTTGTCAACAGTGTCTGCCTTTTCTGGTGAGATAAGAGCTACACAGTCGCGGCGGACTTCACAAAGATTATCGATGATGTAGTTAGCTAGCTGAGTACCATTTGAACCGCCACGTGTCTTACCAGTCATAACTAGTGAGATATCGTAGTCTTCAGTGTTCTTAAATACGTCGTAAGCGCGCAGTGTATCACCAATTGCTGATGTAGATTCTGTACCGACATCTTTACCGTAGCGCATTGATACGCTAGTCGGTAGAGTTTCAGTAGAAGACGCTACATTTTGTGCAGTTGCTGATGGTGCGTCTGCGTCATCGTTAGCAATGTAAATGTACTTCGAAGTTTGATTTACGATTGTCTTATAGTAGTTGTCAGCGCCATCTGCATCTTTTGCATCAGTAGCTCGCGACAGACCTTGGAATACTTCCAAGATACCGTTTGGAGTACCTGAGATCTTACCATCTTCGTCGATGACTACGATGTGCATTTCGTCATTAGCTGCTGTGTTACCTTGTTCTGCAACGTATGTTGACTGACCCGGTGCTTTTTCTACTAGACCGTAGTGCTTCCAGTAACGATCGAAGTTGAAGCCAGTCTCGCCAGCGCCGCCTATTGAATCGTCGTCAGTGTCAAGTGCAACATCTTCTGACAATGAGTGTGGATCTGCAAATGAAACTTCAATTGTAGTATTACCACCAGCAGTTGTAGCTGAACCAAACGCTGTAATTTCGTTGTATTGATAACCGATTGTTGTGTTACCAAAACGCAGCAAATCACCAATTTGTAGATCGTCAGTGATATCAGTCAAGCTTGATTCGGTAGCGTCAGTTGTAGTAAATGATGCAGTGTTCGAACCAACTTCCAAGTCGAATGTGCGACGGAAGCCAGCATCGTATGGTACATTTACTTTTGATTCGAATGCATCTGCTGAAGTAACAGTAGATACACGCAATGAGTTACCAAGCTCGCCGCCATACTTTGCAACATACAATACATTATCGTCGAAGCTAGCTTCGGCATTATCGAAACGATCTTCGTTGATAACAATGTGTTGTGAAAGTAAACCGTTCGATCCAAGCGATACAGTATTAGCAATAGCATTAAAAGAGTAACCACCATCGTAGAACTCAATTGATCCATCAGCTGAAGTAGTTGATGCTTTATCGAGGACAATACGAGTATCACCCGAACGAGTTAGAGTGTGTGTACCAGTACCTGAAGCTTCAGTAATAGATGCAACTGATCCACCACGTGTAGTTGAAACTTGGAAACCAGCCGATTCTACGTTTACTAAGTAGTAATCTGTTGCTAAAGAAAGGCCAGTTGGTAGTGTACCGTCTGTAGTAAATTGTACACGCTCACCCTCTACAAAAGTACTTGTGATGTCACCGGTAATTGTGTTGTTAGCGCCGGCAGCTGTAAATGTGTCACTGATAGTTGCTGTATCAATTGACTCAACTTCAGCTACGCCAGCAAAAAGAGCGGCTTCATTATCAGCGATTGCACCAAAACCAACTTTTACGCCAGTTGTTACGTTTGCTGTAATAATAACGTTCTTATCACCTGCAGCCATATACAGGTTAGTACCTATTTTTACGTCTGTACCAGTTGAGTGGTGAGCTCGTGATACATATAGACGATTTGAATATGCTAAAAAGTTAGCGGCGGTCATCCATGTCTCTGCATTGTCGCTATCTGGTCGTCCGTACTCACGTGCGAGTTCGTCTTCAGATACAACGAGAGTAGCCTTGTCTGCTGGTCCCCATTTAAATACTCCACCAATAGCACCATCAGTTGTGGCCACAGCAGGGATAACTGTTGTCAGATCGATCTCTGAAACATTAACGCCTGGGCTTAATTGAAAAGGCATATAATTTCTCCCTATGAGTTATTCATAAAAAACTAAATTTATTTATAATATAGCGCATTTCAAGCAAGCCAACTGTCATCGCTTCCACTCACCGCAAAAACGGGAGTTTCTTCATGTGCCTCGTGGCCCGTAGAGATAATACCAAACGGCGTCAATTCACTGAAGATTTTCTCTTCGTTCATCTCTTTCAAGTTAATAACGGTATTTATATCGGTCAATTCTTTGAAAAATTTCTGATTGGAAAGCCATCCAAACAAGACTAAACACATAACTAAATCGTCATGATTGCCCGGTTCTGCTTCCCACGATGTACCCTTTTGACTAAAAGTAGATAATTCTCTTATTGTTTCGAAGTCATTTACAATTAATTGATTCTGTTCAACGAGCAGTTTTAACATAGAACAACCTACAGATTTGACTGATTTCGTAGTCCTTATACCTTTATCTGCTCTACCTGAAAATCCTGCTACGCCTGATAATAGTCTTTTACCTTCGCGACCATTATTTTCCGTCAGCAACATATTCTCATATTCATATTCTTCGAAAATAATACTTGATACTTGTTCGCCAATATCATTGACTTCAACAAGTATATTAGCTTCGTTATAATATTTTGCAGCTGTATGTACAGCAGCAGCGTAATCGATAGGTGTGATCATATTATTTCTATATGTACCGACTTGTATATACGGCATTTTAGTAATATCTACAACCTGAAACGCTGAATAGTCTAAACCTTTACCTCGACTAACATCAACTACTATAACGTAGTTTGCATCTTTCTTCGGTTCCTCGAAAATGGTAATACCACCCACTTCTTTTAACGGTTCTTTATATACAAGCTGTTTGAGTTTCCAACCTGATATAAGTGTACCAGATGAACCTAAGAATTCACATTCCATTTCCTGTGCAAACTTCTCAGTATCGAAGTCCATGGCAGCAAGTGTTTCTTCTCGCCATTTATCGTCACGGCCCGGAACATCTGTCCACATAACCTGAACGAATTCATAACCATTCTTTCCTGCTTTTGCTCCTTCACATGTTTTATAGAAGTGATTCAAGCCATTAGGAGTTGAGGTAAGAAGTATCTTAGTCGTTGTACCAGATGAAATAGTAGGAAAGACCGACGCGAAGAACTCGTCCCAATTTTCCACGAATGCAGTCTCATCAATGTATAGAAAAGATACAGATTTACCACGAATAGCAGAACTCGACGTCGCTGCAGCAATAATTTTGCATCCATTCTCAAATTCTACTGATCCCTTATTCCATTCGATGACACCTTGTTGAAGCCATTTTGGGAGTGCTTCATAGGCTGTCTTAATTCTGTCAAGTATTTCTCTTGCTGCATCTCCTTTGTTTGCGAGTAGAGCAACAAGCTTGTGATCGTTAAAGAGTATATAGTGGAGAATAAGACATACAGCAGTAGTAGTCTTACCAGCCTGTCGCGATGTGACGACACAAACTCTTCTATTGTTTGTAGTTTTGTCAATTATTTCCCTTTGATAATCATACAAATTAATAGGTATAAGACCGTGATCAACGTGCACGATCTGAATATACTTTTCAGCGAAATAGATAGGATCTTTTGCACACTTCACAAACTCTTGAACCATATCTTCGGTCCAATCGATTGTTACACCTTTGCGCTTTAGATTGACATTACCGAGATACGATCGGTAATCTTCAATGTCTTTGATTTCAGTCGTCATCTTTATTCAATAATTTTAAGAGATCGCTTGTGCTGCCAACATAAAGATTGTTATTGACTGTGTCTGGAACTTCGGCTTTTTGACCGAGTAATTTTTGCTTTTTCTCATGCATATCGAGTAAGTCTTTGTTCATATCACCTAGTGTCTTGATCATTGTAGAAAGTACTTCGTATGCACGAGGATGCTGTGACTGATCAGCTACAGCGAGGAGTTCATCGACTGATCGATGGCCTTTTTCGATAAGATCATACAGATTTTGTCGAACGTATTTTGTATCTGTATCGATTTCTTTTGTGCTATCATTCTCGTGAAGAGAAGGTCGATATGTAGTTGGGAGTGGAGTATCATTCTCAACATCTATAATAGTGGTTTCTTTGACCGTCTTCATACCTAATGTATCACTTATTTTATCATCTGACATTATTTATCCTCAATCCGGATATGGATCTTGAATTGTAATCGCTATTCCATAGTCATCATCAGCTGCAATGTTAGCTGAATCAACTGATTCTAAATCAGGTGTACTAATTGTAACCGTCGGTGTTGAGACATATTCAGAACCACCATCTGTTACAGTAATTGTAGCTATCTGATCATTTAACACCGTAAGTGTTGCAGACGCAGGGTTACCAGTTGGTGATTCAGCAATTGTAATAGTTGCATTCTCATAGCCAGCTCCTGGGTTTACAATTTGTATTCCTGTCACTACACCATCTTCAATAATTGCGACTGCAGTTGCTTGTACAGTATTAAGAGAAGTATATATAGTAGCTTCACCATTTGCTGTCAAGCCCGGCTGAGCAATAATCTTAGCAGCTGCAGTATCAATAGCATTAACTGCATCGGCTGCACTATCATAGAGTGTAGCATCAAATATTTGTGTATTAGCAAGTTTGATGATATCTGATTTATATGTCGGCCCGAAGAAAAATCCTTTCATAGTAAAGTCTAGCTGCCAAATAAGTGTTCGATTCTCTTCGAAGCTACCTTCATATATCTCATCTAACTGAACATTATTCAATAAGAGTGGTATATCGAGAGTGATATCTGGACTGTCGATAAGTTGTACAGTTGACACCCATTCTGGTTTAAAATATGGTAGTATTTGTTCTACAATTCGTGTACCATCTACAGCATTTTTTACAAAGATTGATAACGAGAACGTCATATCATACGGTACAGGATTAAAGTTGTATGCCTTCTTGCCGTCGTCGTCAACTACAGCTTGTGTGACAAACTTATTTCGAGCTGGTAGTTTTCTTTCTGCTGCATAGGTAAAGCCAGTCATTTCAAATCCCATACGAGGGACTACAGCAGCAAATGGTTGTTGTAGTGGATCACGACCGTCTTCGATGCCAGTAATTCTAGCAAGGAACTTTTCTCGTGGACCATAAGATAGCGGTACCTTTATTACATCTTTTACATTACCATTCGAATCTTCACGATTAATCCACACATCATTAAAGAGTGTGCCAAACAATATGACATACTTTCGCATTGTGTCATGATAGAACGTACGCCCAAACATTAGTAGTTACCTTCGCTGAATGGATTATCTTCTGTAAAATCAATAAATGAGTCAGCATTTAACTCGAACTGATTATTTTGATCGAATGAGTCATTAATGTCTACATCGTCTGAAACGCCAGTTGGTCGACCTGTATTCTCATCGATAATGATATTACCATTCGCATCTCGTTGTATACCATCATCGGTAGTGAGAGCAAGAGAATAATCTTCTTCAAGTTGATCGATCTCAGTAACACCTGTATTGAGTCTTTCATTACTATATTCAAATAATTCACAACGAACATCGAAAGTCTGCAGTGAACCCATTTGATAAAAGACTGCTTCGTGTTCTACAAACTTGATAACATATACTTTCTTTGTGAGAGGCATGTATATAAGATCGCCTTCTCTTGGTCGAGTACTATCAACGTTATCACCGATTGTCTCTACATATCTCTTATTTGCAATCGTAAAAGTAATCTCGTCACGTATTTGAATGTTAAATTTAGAAAGAAAATCTCCTTCGCCTTCAAATCCTTCAACGTTTCTAATGTACATTTCAACATAGTATGCTTCATTATACTCAGATCGAGCATCTTCGTTATATGTGTTATCGATATCCTTGTATTCACGCGGACAATAGTATACGTCATGACCGTATATTTTGATCGATTCGATGACAAGATCTTCAATTAAGCTTTGTTCAGCTGTATTCTTGAAGTTGTCAAAATAGATGTTAGTAGCCACAGTTTACTTATTCCTGATTACCGAGTATAATGCTATTACGGCCAGTAAAGATTAGATAATATGTTGTTCTTTAGCTCGGCCGACAGTAAGAGCCATGACTTCTATATACTTATATACCTTGCCCCACAGCTCATCATCTCGAGGTGTTGGTGTGGCTGCGACAAAAGCTGAACACATAACGCTTAAAAAGGTAAGTGCTTGAAACCATTCCCAAGCCAAGTAGATATATTGCATTATTCCTCCTATCCTATCATATCCATGACAGGGAGACTGTAGTTATTGATCATCTCTTCTTCGAGTCGAGATATCTCTTGTTGTGCATCATCGTATAGTTGTCTGCCGTTGAATGTTACACCGCCCGGAAGCTGCATGCCTTCAAACTTTATAAGGTTAGTGCCCCACTGTCTCTTAATAAGTTGTGAAGTATAATATTGCAACCATCTATCAGCCCACACATCAGAGTATGTTGCTGGATCTACGATCTCGTATGCTTCAATAAGTAGGAATTCACCTTCACTTAAATCGCCTGCAGTTTCATCAATATGTAGACGATTACGATGACGGTTATAACGAATGATTGGTTTACCAACAAGCAATTCTTGTACAAGAGCAAGGTGCTCCATTGTTTGATAATAATCAATAAGTGCTACGTTAGTAAGTGTATATAGATCGTTGAGCGCAATCTGATATCGAATATTAAAGATATCGCCTGATGAAGTATTAGGATCACCGATAGGAAACATACGTACAGCGCCAATAATATTTTCAGGTAAGTCAATATACTTATTTGCGATTGTATCGGCTGTTACTTCATGCTTATAATAAGTTTTAGCAGAACCATCAAAATGATAGTCCCAGTAAAAACGTAGTGCTTGATCGATTCTATCTTCTACCTGTAGGTCATCTACATTTATTTCTATGACAGGTTTTCCAAGCGATCTCAAGCAGTATTCTTTGAATTCATCGCGAGTGGATGGTACGGCCATCTTTTATCTCCGAGCGAGTAACTTTCTAAATTTTATTTATGTCAACTTATATTTAGAGAATAGCATCGAGCTCATAATCTCTACCTACATTTCTTGCTGTTATAGATGATTCAGCTTCTAGTTTTGCATCAAATGTTTGATCACCTACGTTTCTCGTTACAATTGTTCTTTCACCGTCAAGCTTCGCATTAATACTTTGTTCATTAACAACTCTAACGTTAAAAATATCATCATAAGTAATTGTGCCACCAGCACCAGTTACACTTGCATTACCGGATACTAATTCGCCTTTACCAATCGAATCTGCAGCAACACCTTGACCAATAACAGTAACATTTTGTATTCCAGCTATACCGCTAACTACCTTGATCTCGCGAGTAACGTTAGTACCAATTGTAGCTGAAGGTGTTGAAGTCAATGAACCAGTAGCTTTTATTTCTCTCTCAAGAGTACCCGAAACGGTTGAATCAACTGACTCTAAAACACCGTTTCCTACTGAGTTAATGACTAGACCACTACCAGAAACTTGTGAATTAGTAGATACAAGATTTGTAGCTTTATCGGTAATTTCTCTTTCAGCAACAGTCCCAAGTACTGTACTATTTTGTGATTCGAGTGTTGCGCTTACGTCTATAATTTCGCGAGTTGCTTGACCTTGCAATGTAGAAATTTCTGATGCAAGTATACCAGTGCATTTTACTTTACGTTCGGCTGTACCATCAACTTGCGCATCAGTAGCAATAAGATCAATACGAGTTGTAACTTCTCTTTCGAGTATACCACTTACAATTGAAGTATTAGGTATCAATGCACCAGAAGCGGTTATTGCTCTTCTACCAATACCTGAGCTGCTAGAATTTTGAGAAACAAGATTACCAGAGCCGGTAACTTCAATACTGCCAGTTCCAGATACAATAGAATTGTTAGAATCTAAAGCTACGCTTCCCTTTATTTCTCTAAATAGTGTACCAATTACCGATGAACTATCACTATGTAATGTAGCCTGTTCAGATTTAATTATTCTTTCAGCAGTACCTGATAATGTTGAACTACTAGAGAATATATCTCGTGGTGGAGGAGCAACAACTTTATGAATACCGAAACTAATCGTCGAGGATGGACCTGATAATATATTACCGCTAGCACGTATGAGAGTAAAGTTTGCACCAAAGACAATTGGCTGTCCAGATGTAATATTACCATTTGCAACAATTTCTCTCTTACCTACGCCAGAAGCTGTTGATATAGTACTAGTAAGATCACCATCAGATGTGATTTCTCTTTCGGCTATACCTTGTAATTGAGATACAACAGAATCAACACTACCTGATCCAGTAACCTTTCTTTTGCCAATTGTTGATAGTGTACTATCAGATGAAGTAATGTTAGTATTAACAGATACGACAGTTCTTAAACCTGCACCTGATGCGCTTGATGTAGAAGTAAAGAATATACCGCTGGATTCTGTTTCTCTTTCACCAACACCACTAGAAGATGATTCTGTAGATGTAAATGTACCAGTGGAAGTTATTTCTCTTTCGATGACACCGACAAGGCTTGAGTTCTCTGACACACCACCGCCAGAACCTTTTACTTCTCTTTCGCCTATTGCGCTTAGTGTTGCATCTAATGATTGTAATGTACCAGCGCCAGTTCCGGTCAAGAAACCAGAACCACTAGTCGATGCATCACCTGATGATACGCCATCAACGACTTTAATTTCTCTTAAGCCTAAGCCTGATGCAGTCGAGTTGCCAAATGTGAAGCCATCACCTGTTTGTACAAATATTACTCTTTCGCCAATACCTGAAGCCGATGCATTACCAGCTGAAATTGATACGGTTGCAGTTAATTCTCTTTCACCAGTTGCACTAAGCGATGAAATATAAGGGAAGTTGACTTGACCAGTACTAACAATCTCTCTTTCACCAATACCGGAGACTGATGCAACACCAGAAGATAATGTACCTGTAGCTGTTTTTTGACCTTCAGCTAATCCAGAAGCCGATGCATTACCAGATGTTAGAGTACCTGTACCTGTAACTTCTCGTTCTATTATACTAGTTACAGATGAAACTCCAGAAGATAGCGATACACTCGATGTGATTTCTCTTGTAGCTATACCTGAAGTAGAAGAAGATAATGTTGGCTGATTCGATACAGCTGTAATTTCACGTTCAGCAACACCAGAAACTGATGCATTATCGGATACTAAAGTACCTGTTGCAGTAGTTTCTCTTTCAATGGAACCACTTACGCTTGAATTGCCAGATGTTAATACACCAGTACTCGTTATTTCTCTTTCACCAACACCTGCTACCGAACTCGAGATAGTTGGTTGATTTACAACGTCAGTGATTTTTCTTTTAGCTGTACCTGAGCTACTGGCATTGACAGAAGTAAGTGTGCCAGAAGAAGTAACTTCTCTTTCAGCGATACCAGTTGCTGAGGCAGCACCAGATATAAGTGATCCTGAAGCTGTAGCTTCTCTTTCTATAGCAGCAGATAGACTTGAATTGTCAGATGCAAGAGTACCAGTTGCAAGTACTATCTCTCTTTCTGAAATACCAGAAACACTTGCTACACCTGATGATAGGGTAGCTGAGGTGGATTCTTCGAATTTTTTGACATAGCCCACCTCAACATACGGATTACTTCCCGGTGGGTTGCCATCGAATACGTATATTTGCCGTGCCATCAATTAACTCCAAGCACGACAAACAGGCCATTGCGGCCCGTTTGTATTCAGTTTACCGAATGGGTAACTGAAAATGTAGTTACCCGAAAAAAACATCAGATTAGGACGGAGCTGAGTAAGAAAGAGAGCTTACAGAAAGTGTGTCGCCAGTACCTAATGCTACTGAAGATAGCAAAATAGATCCTGTACCAACGTCATCTGAAGTTACGTCACCTTCGAAGATAGTGTTACCATTCGAATCATGTACTTCAAACCATGCTACTGTACCGGCCGCTGTGTTTGCATCTTCAGTAATTGAGGCTGCTGCAGCAGTGCCGCTCGCCGCTGTTCCAAATGCATTTGGAAAAGTAAAAGTAAGAGTAGCTAGTAGGGTGCCGCCATTAGTTGTGTAGAAATTCAAAGTCCCTGCAGCGCCACCAGCGTCAACGGCGCCAGTAACAGTGTCAGCAATAAGATCACGAATTTCCGGATCGTGGTTTAGAGTCGCCATTTACCTGTTCCTTTTTTGGTTTTGATTGTAATTTTAAATTCACTACGGTTCCATCTGGCTTCTTTATTTGTATTTCACCAGATAAACCAGCTTGATTATTGTCGTCCATAATATTTATATATCCTAACTCTTAACTTGCATTTCTAACTGAAAGTGATGCAATATAATAAGTTGTTCCACCGTTATTTATAACTTGTATTGTGTACACGTCAATATCATTTGCACCAGTTGATTCTGGTGGCTCTACATTTTCTGACCAATAAAAATTAGTTGCTGGCCATGTAACCGATCTACTACCTGTTGCATCTTGTTGATGTATGAGGGTAATAACTTGTGATTGATTTGATGCAGGACCATTTGAAAATGATACCGTTGTCGTACCTGCTCCAGCAGTGTGCCAAAACACATCTCCTACTGATAAATCTATCGATGCGGTCGTACCTGAAGATGTAGTAAGAGCTTCTCTCAATGGAGCCCCAAGCTCAACCGTACCACCAAATTCTGCTAGTCTTATAGTGCCATCAGCATCAGCTTCGATGACAGGAATACCTGAGCCATCTGCTACACCAAAAATAGTACCAGTAAGATCGTTACTTATTGAAAATAACTGACCAGCAGAACCACTAAAATCGAGTGTAGAAGTGGTGCCATCATCAGTAACTGACAATGTAATAGGATCACCAGACGTTGCACCGCTTTTAAACTGAATCGTAGGATCAGAAGCTGCGCCTGTCTGTGGAGTAATTAAAATGTCTTTATCTGAATCGGCCATGCTTTTATTTATACTCCGAATCTATTTCGTTGTGCTTGAAAGTTATTTCTGGCCTCGCGAGCAGTTAGTTCACGATTATACATACGAGCAATTGGAATTTCACCGGAACCATACCCGCCATTTGTGCCACCAAACGCAACATTACCATTTATATGTAAGTTTGAATTATCTGGTGTAGCACCATCACCAGTTGAAAATGATGTAGCTGTAGTTTGTTGTAGTACACCATTCATATAAAGTTTTATATTTCCAGTCGATCCATCGTAAGTACCTACTAAATGATGATATGTGTCATATGGGAGATTGGATGTTGACTGAGCTCTAAATAATGCATTCGTTGTTCGAACAAACATATCGTATCGTGCACTTGATCCTGCAGTACCTATTTTGACAAGACCGATCGATCCGTTATAACCACCTCTACCAATAATACACGTTCCGCTGTTACCACCAAAAGTGCTTACATCTTGCCATTCTTGACCAGACTTACTTAATACCCATAAAAGAATCAGACCATGATGACGGATATCCTGGGTTTCCACAGTTTAAATACATAGTATCTGTTCTTGCCTCAGATGTGAACGTAAGATCAGAATTATGTGTAACTGTCCCGGCAGTTGTAATCGTTTGATTGCCTGTCCAATCTACGATTGTATTTGCACTACCTCGCGAACCATAAAAATACGGTAAATGATATGATGTAGGTGTCATCTGAGGAGCAGCTAACCACACACGTTGAAATTCAGGAATATATAATGTTTCATAAAATCTAAAACTTAAACTATCAGAATCGTTTGGATTTGTTGTAGTAATAATATTTGCTTCATATCGATGCCATTTGCCGTCACCCGATATAGTTTCATTATTACAATTTATTCTACCTGTTTCTGAATTATCTCCAGTATACGCGCGTATTTGTATATCATTGCCTTCAGTTAATATCCATACCGAAACAGCATATTGGGTATTATCTGCCTGAGGACAATCGTTATTGTAATTGTACCAAAAGCATGATGAACTAGGAAAAGCACCGCCAACGTCTCCATTATTTTCAAATGATACTACTGGTGTTTTTACACCAGGCGGTTTTCCTCGACTGCTATCATCGAGATTAATATTTGTACAATAGGCCTTAGCCCAATTACCACCATTAATTAAAGATGCTACAACATTATCAACTGCAGGACCTTTATAAGAACGAAAATCCGCTGAGTCATATGCAAATATAACACCGTTAGTTGTTATTCTCGATCCAGCAAAAGCACCCATTATTGGAATACATCCTTATGACAGTTATATGCTTGAAGTATTTCATCGTCAGTCAACACGCGTTCATACAAATATGTTGGTCCTAATAAACTACCAGTTGCATTATTCGTAAATACTTCTAATTCGTTTATATTGCCATATAAATCGACATTAAGAGTAACGGTTTGTGTTGCATTTAATGTACCATTACCGTATGATTTAAATACACCATTATTATGTGTAGTTGCACAACAAATCCAAGCACCACTTTGCCAATTAGTCTGATTGCTTGTCCAGTTATGTGACGTCCATGCAGAAACAGCTTGGTCTTTTTGATAGCCTAAAATATAATTATTTGTGGTTTCTCGAGTATCTATAGTATAAAAATAATTAACACTATTTGGATTTACGTCATCTTTTAATCGTAAAAACTGTCTAAAATTACTAGCTGGAACAGCAACATATTTTGCCCAAAATATAAGTGTCCATGCTTCATGATTTACTACTGGATCTAACGTAATATCTATTTTGCTAGCAGTGCCAGTGTCATTGTTAAATACCAATCTTCCAGAATCTGTGATCGTTACTACGTCGGCGGTTCCTCTATTAAGAGTATTATCAAAACTGACTAGATTATTAAGCACATTGCCGCTGCCTGAATAACAACGAGTATTATTTGCATCAAGCGCTACTCTTAGGCCACCTGTTGGCATTCTTGGATTATGATAAAGAGCCATTACAATCCATACCTTACTTTAGATGCATTAAAGTTCTGTAGTGCCTCATCTGCACTTAAGCCTCTATTGTATATGCGAATTGGTCCCATAAATCCTGAAAAATATTGACGAACTCGGCCTTGAGCCTGACCTATAAACATATTACCTTGATTACCGCTTCTAATATTATAGCGATTAGCATTTGCAGTAGTATGTAAACTGCCATTAATATATACGTTAGTAAAACTGCCATGTTGATGAGCAAATACAATATGATACCAATTTGAATATTCTAAATCATTACTATAAAAGTTAGACGTACCTCGCGCTGCAAAGTTTAATCTTGGTTTACCATTTCGTTTACCAACTTGCATACCTACACCTCTAGCACTATTATTGCCTAAAATACAATGTGCACTTGTAGTTGTTCCAGATGATGTGTCAGTATTAATCCAAGCTTCTAAAGTATAATGGCTATCAGAAGAACTTAAAAAATGATCTCCGTCTCCATCTATTAATGTACTATTGACTTCCATTTTGTCATTAGATCCATTAAATCTAAAGTTGCCTCTTTTGGTAACACCCATCGAAGATCCGGTCATTGAAATCGTTTTACCGCCGACTAAATCGGTTACAGTTGCGCCGCCATTGTAGCACTTCTTTAGACTTGGGTGTATGTAAAAAATAAGTCCATCGGTTACTAAGCAACCTTTTAATGGATCATCAACTCCATATGTTGTAGCCATTATGCATCGTACTCCACCGTAATCTTATCGATGTCTTTACGTTCTGCAAATATATGATAGTAGCATTCAAAGATAGACGGTATAGCTTCAATGTACACTTTATTGTCTTCTACTTTTTCTACCCACATAATGACATTTGAGCCGATAGGTGTGAGTGATACTGTAATTGTATCTTCGTCTACAAGGCCAGTCCAATAGTCAGGTAGTTCGATGACTTTATTGTTCTGTAATTTGCCACGAACATAGACACCATTTTCTGGTCCTTCCAAAGAGCCGTAGCGCAGTCGCTTACCTTCTTTCGTTGGGTGTTCTATATCGAATGACTTAGATGTTGCAGTCAATGTACCGGTAATATCAACCGAACCGGTATTGACCGTCATTACAATACCACTACCTAAGCTAGAATTACAGCCAAGAACAATACCACCAGCACCACCATTTTGTAGATATACCGGGTTTGCAGCTCTATTACCCATTAAGCCAAAACCATTTATTCTGACATCATCTGCTGTAGGCGCTGTTGTTGTAGAGTTTGCTGTTGTAGTAATTTCTGTAGCTGCAACAGTGCTATTAAATGTTTTTGCGCCGCCGAACGTCTGTGTTCCGTCTGTAACAATTCCCCATAGAGATCCAGTAGCAGCTGGTAAATCAACATTACTACCAGTCGATGAGTTGATCTGTAATTGGTTAGTGTCTTGCGTTACTGATAGGTTAGTACCAACATTGACTTCTGCTCCTGCAGCAATACCATCTAACTTGGTTTTGTCTGCTCCAGTCATAAGGCCAGAATTGCCAGCAGCTACGACTTCTGGTAACGTTGCATTAGTACCAGTTGATGAAGCTAATACTCGTGTTGACGCAGTATAGGATAGATTTGTCGCTACGTTAACTTCAGCGCCAGCTGCAATACCATCTAACTTGGTCTTATCAGCACCAGTCATAAGACCAGAGTTACCAGCGGCTACAACGTTTGGAATCGTAGCATTAGTACCAGTTGATGAAGCTAATACCCGCGTTGATGCAGTATATGACAAATTGGTCGCGACATTAACTTCAGCTCCGTCGGCAACATTGATAATGCCTCTTACTTCAGCTGCAGTCAATGCTTTGACATTTCCACTACCAGCAGCTGTTCTACCAATAATAGTATCAGTCGCGACTTGCTGATACTTAGCGTGTGTGACCGCGTTCGCTGCAATCGTTGTAGCGCCGTCGCCGCTTGATGTTACGTCACCAGTGTGATTTGGGTGCGAATAAGCGTTTGCGTTTGTGGCTATACCGTCAAGTTTAGATTTATCTTCATCGGTCATTACACCCCAAGCAGTAGTAGTAGCTGCGGGTAAATCTACGTTATTACCAGTTGAAGAATTAACTTGTAGCTGTGTTCCATCTGCGGTTGCACTTAGATTAGTACCAACATTGACTTCAGCTCCTGCAGCAATACCATCTAACTTGGTTTTGTCTGCTCCGGTCATAAGACCAGAATTGCCTGCCGCTACAACGTTTGGAAGTGTTGCGTTAGTACCGGTTGACGATGCTAGTACTCGTGTTGATGCGGTATAAGATAAATTGGTTGCAACATTAACCTCAGCACCAGCCGCAATACCGTCTAACTTAGTCTTATCAGCACCGGTCATCAGACCTGAATCACCGGCCGCTACGACTTCATCGATTGTGGCATTTGTACCAGTCGACGACGACATAACACGTGTAGTGGAGTCATAGGATAGATTCGTAGCTACGTTAACATCGGCACCGGCTTCAATTCCATTTAATTTAGACTTATCTTCATCAGTCATTACACCCCAAGTTGTTGTACTTGCGGCGGGTAGATTTGTATCAGTACCAGTTGAAGATGTAATTGTTAATGAAGTGGCTGTAGCACTATTACCTAGATCTGTAGCTACGTTAACATCGGCACCTGCTTCAATACCATCAAGTTTTGTTTTATCGGCACCTGTCATAAGACCAGAGTTACCAGCGGCTGCAACTTCTGGTAATGTTACATTCGTACCGGTAGATGAAGCCAGTACCCGTGTTGATCCTGTATATGATAAATTAGTTGCAACATTGACCTCGGCACCAGCTGCAATACCATCTAACTTGGTCTTATCAGCGCCGGTCATGAGACCAGAATTGCCTGCCGCTACAACTTCTGGCAACGTTGCATTCGTACCAGTTGATGAAGCTAATACTCGTGTAGCATTGGTGTAAGATAAATTGGTTGCAACATTGACATCGGCGCCCGGTTCAATACCATCTAACTTGGTTTTATCTGCTCCGGTCATGAAACCAGAGTCACCAGCAGCTACGACTTCTGGTAATGTAACATTAGTGCCTGCCGAGCTTGTTAAAATTCTTGTTGATGCAGTATAACCAAGATTTACAGTAATAGCGTGAGTGTGTGATGTTGCAGTAACAGCATTGGTAGTAGAACCGGTTAATGAGCTCGGTGTACCAAGTACAAAACTAATTTCTTTGTTTACACCTGCATCGGTAGTAAATGTTCCACCAGTTGTTAAACCATTACCAGCTGTCAGAGTAATAGTCGCATCGTTTGGTACAGCACCAGATGGTAATGTATAAGTATGTGTTTCTACGTCAGTGACGTGACCCTGTGCGTTTACAGTGATACCACTGACCGCATCAAATGTGCCGTCGTGTGCGAGTGTTTCGCTGTTTGATGTGGCTGTTGTGGTAGTATTATCGTGGTTAAGAGTCATCGACTCTGCACCAGTCTGGTTTACACTGAATATACCGTCACCAACACCCCATGTCAGATATGTGCCAGCTGAGATTGTAATTTGACCATCACCAATTGTTGGAGTACCAGTGAAGTTGCCATAAGCAAGATAATGCGCACCAGATTGACCATCTAGAAGATCGGCGTTTAGATTTGTGACTACAGTTGTTGACGCTACAGTAAATGGTGCGGTGCCAGTTGTATTATTAAAGGCTATGGTTGCGCCTGAAGCGGCGGTCAATCCAGTACCACTATCGAATGTCAATGTGCCACTTGTATAATTATCGCCCGTATTGCTACGTAGATATCCACTACCGTGAACACCATCTAATCTATCGGCGTTTAGATTTGTAATTGTAGCTGTTGATTCGATTTCTAGATTAGCGACTGAGATCGTGGCCAATCTAAATGATGCATCTCCACGATCAATTAGCGTAGAAGATCCATCTTCAAGGCCAGCATCGATGTAATTATCGAAGAGATAGAATTTACCATCAGTTGCATCACGGAAGAAACCAGTGTGTCTTTTCGATGTACCACCGTCATCTGAATAGTGACCGAGGAAACCAATATCCAACGCATCCGATACTTCATTGTTAGAAGCGAGGTGAATAATTGGATCTTCAAGGATAAATGTTTCTACATCGATTGTAACAGTATTACCTGTAATACTCAGGTTACCATTTACTGTAAAATCTCCAGCGGTAGAAGTAAGATCGTTGTTGAATGCTGATAGTTTAATTTCACTTGCAGCTTTTCTACTCTCAGTCGTACCGTCTTGTAGTATAAATTCAGTTGTGCCAGCGATGTCTGATGTCTTATCAGTTAACTCAGAGAAATCTAAATTAAATGTTAATGTATCTGCTGTTGCTTGATCGAGCGTAAAGCTACCGCCACCAGAGAGGCCAGTGCCGGCAGTAAGAGTAATCTGTGGATTATTTGGTACTGCTCCAGCTGGCAATGTAAAGTTGTTTGCCTGTACCGCCGTGATGTGACCTTGTGAATTGGTTGTTACACCGGTAATAGCTGCAAATGTACCACTATGTGATAAGGTATCATTGCCGGCAGCTGGATCTGACCTTGTGACATTCGAGTGATCAATGGTCATTGACTCATTGCCAACTTGATTCAGAGTGAAGATACCATCACCAGCACCGAATTCGAGTGTATTACCGGGAGAAATTGTTACTGTGCCATTTCCTATTGTAGGTGTGCCAGTATAGTTACCGTATGCAAGAT